ACATTTCAGTCCACTTGGCCATTGAAGCTTCTTTTGATGCTTCGTCTGTGTATCCCATAGCTTCTCTAAATTTTTTAATATTAAAGTTACCTGCTTCACCCGCTTTCATCATGAGATCTCTTGCGTCTACTTCTCCGATTTTATATCTTTGTGCCATAACAGGATCCACTCTTGTTACTTGTTCTAATGATTTAGTTCCTGCAGCATCAAATATTTCTTCATAACCTTTATATTGAACAGCTCCTAATCTTTCTGCATCTGCTAATCTATCTGCAATAGTTTTACCTGCAAGGTTAGGTTGCTTTTCAAATGATTTTAAAAAAGCATCCCAAAGATATCTTGATCTAGCTCTGTTAAATAATTCAACACCTTCTTTAAAATTAGGATTTTCAGTGCCAAATAAATATCTTAATTCTTTGATACCGTCTGCAGATCCTTTTGAAAATTCTTGGTGTAATACTCTGCTCCACATTTGGTCACCTGTTACTTTAACTGGCAAGTTATTTAACATACCTTTTACAGAAAAAATATTTGCTGAACCATTAATAATTCTTTTAGCTGTAGGTGTATCAAACTTACCGACAATTGTGCTGAAGTATCTATTTGCAGTTTCTAATTGTTCACCAAAATCATTCATCTTGACTATAGTTTTTTGTGCAAATTCATCTGCCGCTTCTTTTCCTGTTGAATTTAAGATATCATCATATTGTTGTTTAAAGTTTGAACTAGCTAGGTATCCTTGAATATTATCTGGATTTGCTACTTTGTTAAAATCCTCCTTAAAAGCAGTTCTCAATGAAAAAGCAATTTGAGATGGATCTCTCATCTTAGTTGTAGCTAATGATCTAGTTAATACTCTCATTATTCCTTGGTATTCACTTGGGGTTATTTGATCACCAATAGTTCTTATTTTATTAATTACATCAATTAATGTGTCATCAAAACCAGAGTCCTTCATTCTTTGTGCCGCAAATTCAGGCACTCCAGAATCAGGTACGGTTTTACCTAAAAATTGATCAGGTAATGTTGCTTCCATTCTCTTCATAAAATCTTCTGCAACTTGTTTAACACTTTGTGTAGGAATAAATCTTGGATTATTCATTGTATCAATGATGTTATCCAAAGTTTTAAATTGTGTTTGTATTGTTTTATTAAAGTCTAAAAAGTTTCTTTGCATAGCTGGTAAGAATTGATATTGAAGCATACCAACTTGTTCTAATGGTGCTTTTGTTATTACCTCATCTAAAAATCTACTAAACAACTGCTTTTCTACTGCTCTTCTTTGTCTTTTTGCAAAAAAGTTTGCAAAGGGAAATACTCCAAATGTTTTCTCAAAACCTTGAACAACCTTACCACCAAACTTTTCTGTTTGTGCAACTGTAGATGCACTTAATTTAATATTTCTTTGAGCTGCGGCTTCTGTAAGTTCTTTAGACTCTTTACCCAAACCTAAAATACCTTTCATACCTCTAAGTGTATGAGAAAGAATTGGACCTAAAGAGGAACCTCCTAAGTTAAAAAAAACAGCATTACGCATAGCCTCTGCAGAATGCACTAATACTTGTTGAGAATAAGGTAATTTTTTTATATCATTGTTTGACACATCCCCTAAATCATTATTGGCTGCGGTTGCAAAGTCCGTAGCAACATTGGCTGCATCATATAATATAGAACCTGCGCCAGCTCCAACAGCTCCAGCTAAATCTCCTTTAACTGTAGTTATAGCAATTTGAGTAGGTGCTTTAGATAATTGTCTAAAACCATCAAAAATTTTACCAACAGCTCTTGCTGTTTTTCTTAATAATTTAACGTTACGAATTACTGGTAATCTTTGGTAAGCTTGTTCCAACTTGTTAAAATTCATCGCTGCGGCTCTGTATTTATCTTGAGCTAATGTCGCTTGTGGGTTCCTATTAAATTCACTTATAATTTTTGGCATATCTTTCATATAGACAGCCGCCATACCTGTGACGTCACCAGCTAATTCTAAGTCTGATCTCTCTACACCTTCACCTGTAAATGGGAATATACCTTCAGTTGCTGTTTTAAAAGGATCTGCTTTCTTTTCTTTTTCTTTAGCAACTAACGCTGCTCCAATGTTTCTTTCTTTTTCTACTTCAGCTACGGAACTATATCCTTTAAGTTGACCTGATTGAAATGCTAAATCAACAGCAGCTCGTTGATCATCATTTAATTTTGATGGGTCAAAGGTTTTATTATCTAATCTTGATTGTAATTCTGCAATTGTAGCCATATCATTATTCTATTGTTCCCAATATCTGTGCTTGATTTTGAGCTATATTAGTTTGTAAATTTTGGTTTGCTCTATCTGCATATATTTTTCTAATATAAGGCATTTGAGTAAAACTTAATAAGAAATCTTCATTTCCACCTGCCTCAATATAATTTTTAGATAATCTTAAAAATTGTGCTTCAAGGTCAGCTGCTAAATTTTTATAAGATGATTTTACTTCACGTTCACCTGTTGTAAATCCAAGAATTCTTGTTGCTTGTTCTGCATCTTGTACGTCTGCTCTTGTTAATCTGTCCTCTGATTTGTTAGCATTTGCAAGAATATATTTCATTCTAACTTCAATCAATCTTGCTCTTGTTATATTATCTAATTCATCTTTTGTTATATCTATACCATCAGTGATTGAACGTATTTCTTTTTTATAATCTGCAACTAATTTTTCTGATTCTTTTCTTTCGGCCTCTGTGCTTGCAACAATGTTACCTGCATCATCTATTTTATCTGCTGTAATTAAATCTATAATTTCTGCGTCTGCATTTGAGCTAGCTGATCCAATGTCACCAATACCTATAAGTTCTCCAAGGTCTCCAATTAAACCTGTTAATTTTTCAAAACCTAATTTAGCTTTAGCAGTCGTACCAAAAGCCGAACTTGGTAATTGGTTTACAATTTGTGTAAACTTGTACCCTTGTTCAATACTAGATAATTGTTTTCTCATTTTATCTAGTCTTGCTGGTGAAATTTTTACAGGTGTGTATTCAGTATACTTCATAGGTACAGCCATAGTCCCTGTACCATCTGGTGTTGGCACAAACATTATATCTGTGCCTCTTTCTTTATCAGTACCAATTTGTACAGTTCTAGCACCGAATGGAAGATTTGGATCTCTGACAACAACTGTTCTTCTATCTTTATCGGCTTTAATAATACCTAAATTTTTTTGTTTTTCTTTTGCTTTTAAAAAAGCAACAGCTAAATCTTTTCTTCTATCTTGTTCTTTAGAGAATAAAGCTAGAGCTGTATCAGCTACGCCTGAACCTGCTTGACCTGCAACATCTAAGAAGCCTCTCACACCACTTTGTGCAGATTTACCTGACATCAAACCTGTTGCAAATTTAAATAAAAGTAGATTACTTGTTTGATCATTACCACCTGTAAGATTTGTAATTCTATCATAAAATGCATTAAATTCATCAGCTTCTTTACTGTTAGCCATTTTCTTTTTAATTCCAGCACCAGAATCTGCTTCCTTTTGTTGTTTATCAGCTAAGAATTGAATTTCACCTTCATTTAAATCTGTTTCCTTATTTACTTTCGGTAGAGCTGCATCATTTGTAACATTAGCTCCTCCCGTGATTGTATTGTCAAACTTAAATACATCAGCTATTTGATCGATTGTAGCTGTAGGAGTTGTTCCTGCTGCTTGTTCTGATTTGTAAGCTTCGTCTAATTTTTGTTGAGCAATCTTTTTATAATCTTCTGAACCTATTACAACTTCTTTACCATCAAGAATTGTTACTTTACCAATGTTTGCTTTGTCTGCTTCAACAGCATTTAAAACATCTTTTACTTTAAACTCTACTGGTTCTCCTAAAACTTGTTCTCCTTCTGCAGGTTTGTCACCAATTAACAAACCTGTTCCTATTCCACCAAGACCAACTGCTGTCGTTCCTTTGGGAATTCTTTTTGTAAATTCTTTACCTGTTGCTTGCATCGCTTTAGATGTTTCAGGAAATTTTTTCTTTAAAGTTCTTTGTGCTCCTGTAAGTCTCAATCCTTTTGATACTAAAGGAGTACCAAGAGCTAAACTTCCAATACCCATTGCAGTCTGACCTACATCTCCTTCTTTTACACCTTGCATGATATCTCCAACACCTTCACCACCAAGTAATAAACCCGTTCCTAGTTCAGTACTTCCTGTTGCACCTGGAAATTTTTTAGCTCCTCTAGCCATTAATCCTTGAAGACCTGTACCTGAAGTACCTTTTCCTAATCCTGTTCCTGCAGCACCTAATGCTTTTTGATAACCCATAGGCATACCTTGGGCTGCTCTGGCCGCTCTTATTCCTCTAAGCGTACGATAACCTGCCATACCTGCACGACCTAAATTTGCTAAAGTACCTAATAAAGGAATTCCAAACATTAGTGGCATTATTTAGAACCTCCTATTCGCCATATTATAAGCAGCGTAAGCACCAATTCCAGTTCCTGCAGCTTGTGCCATTGGATTAGTTCCTGGTGCCGTGGTTGCTGTAACGGCTGATTGTGATGTTGGTAAGTTAGTCATGATACCCTTTAAGAATTCTAATCTTTGATAAGGTTCATACTCTCTAGCTAATTGGGTTTGCCTTTGCGCATCTAAAGCTTGTTGACCTAATGCTCTTTGCACACCACCTGCTTGTAATAAACTTGCAATGTCAGCTTGTTGCATTGCTTGTTGCTGACCACCTAAAGCACCAAGAAGTTGTCCACCAGCTTGTTGAATACCTTGTTGTTGAGCAGCTAAACCTGCAGCACTTTGAAACCCACCTGCTAATGCTTGACCAATATTTGCTTGTGTTGCTCTTTGTAATTCTGCTCTTTGTATACCTTCTCTTGCACCACCAAACGCACCTGCTCCAACAGCTTGTGCAGATAATTGATTTTGTGCCATCTGACCTTGTCTAGCAATTTCATCAGTAACATATGATTGAAAAGGATTTAAAAATTGATTTATGTTAGGTCCTTGCATAGATCCAAGAACACTTCCAATACCTGCAGTAGTTGCTGTTTGACCTACACCAGTTGTTCCTGCTTGTTGAAATCCTGTTTGTTCTAAACCACTAGGTCCAGCTACTTGAAACGCAGGTATACCTACAGGCTTTTCTGCAAGTTTAGCAGCTTGATCATAGAGTGCGAGTTTTCGGCTTTCTACTTCTGGTGCTTCCCTAGCTATCGATACTTGTGTTCCCGAAGTAGAACCACCTCCGCCGCCGCCACTACTGCCTCCAAAAATAAAACTCATATTACATTAACTCCTTTGTATATAAATATCTTTTTACTTTCCATTGCTTACCTTCTAAAAACTTTTGCCATCCAGGTCTTGCATGCACTGCTATTCTTTTGCAATCGTTTTGTATTGCAACATTCTCTATAGTTTCTGCTGCTTCGTCCTGCCATAGCTCTCGTCTCTCTCCTTTTAATAGTATGACTTCACATTGTTTAAAGTTTGGTAGCTCTACTACTCTTGTAACAAAGACACCAAATACTTTGTACTTTATTCCGTCATCAGAACCAAACATTATAAATAATTGAAAGGCTCCTTTTTTAATTCCTATTTGAAGATCTTCGATACTCATGGGATCACCATCATATCGTAAACCCTCCCTTAACATAAACTCAACAAGACTCCAGTACTCATCAAGTTTTTTTGGTTCGATGTATAATACACCTACCTCTTTTTTAATTCTTTTCTTTTCTAGCTGCATCTAATAAATCAAATATTCTTTTAAATTTTGCTTGCTGACCATAAAAGAAAGCGGCTCCTTTTTTTCTCATATCTTTGTAACTACTCGGGTTAGCACCTTCCATAATTCCAGCACCTAAAATAGCATCAGCTCTTGAAACAAATTCACCATCAGCTAGTTGAGCTAACATTGTGTCTTCATCTTTGTCTCCATTACCTGAACCATCTTCTACATATCCCTCTGCTCTTATATAATTATTATAATCTTTTTCGTCATGATCTGATTTTGAAGGTAAATAGTTTATCCCACCTTCATTAAATTTTTTTACTTCAGCAATACCACCTTTACTAAAAGTAAATAATGAATTACCTTGTTGATATGAGTAAGGTGATATACCTGCAGCTTCTCCTTCATAATCATAAGTATCTAAAATATTTGCTAATTGTTTATCTGCTTTTTCTTTTGCAGCTTTGTAGTCTTCAGGTCTTGTACCTTCTGGCATTTCTACTTCTTCATCTTCACCTAATAAACTTGCAGCACCGAGCGTGAGTCCTAATTTTTCACCTGTACCAAGCCCCATAAAACCTGAACCTTGTTTTATCATCTCACCTGTTTTGGGATTAAATACATCTTTCTCTCCAATTAATCTTCCAATACCACTAGACATATTTTGTGGAATTGCTTTTACTTGTGAACCAATAGTTGTCGCTTGGCCTGGGAGCGTGGTGCCTGCTCCTTGTATAAAGTTTCCTGTCATACCGGGTATTGATGTTTGACCAAAAGCCTGCATACCAGGCACTCCTGCCATACCACCCAACTGACCTATACCACCTGCTATGGCAGCATCTCTTAATGATCGTTTTGTTGATTTACCTCTTAGTTTTTGTATACCAAAGGTTGCAAGTGCTATTGTAAATGGATCCATAATAATAATTTTAACTAGTTATTACGGTATTTTATCTTATATAGAGCTATTCTTCAATATCAGTCAACTTTATAGAATTCGTCCTTGACTTTGCCTGAATACTTATATTCACCTATATGGGTTATTTCTTCATCACATAAAGCATGAATTTTACCACCAATTGATGTCCATAACTTACAAAAATAAAAGTCTTCCCCCATGTAAGTTTTGTTTTTTGGACTCCAATAAGTGTCAAAAAAATTATAATAATTTGGTCTTTCTATAAGTTCGCCATTTACTAATGTCTTTTGACTTATAGTAAGTTCTTTGTAATGCTCTTTTAACTTATCAAATGCTGACCTTTTTATCATCATCATACCTGTCGGGCCTTTGTTCACTTCAATAAAACCATCTTGTGGTCTTATGTCGTTAGTGTCTGGTATTTCTATTGGAAATAAATGTCCCATACTATGAATACTATTATCAGGTCTTGTTTCAAAATCTTTTCTAAATTTAGCATCTGTTTTTTGTTTCATTGGGTAAGGTATTAAAGATACTTCATAATTTGATTTAAAAAGTCTAAAAACTGAGCGTGTGCTAAATTCAATATCAGAGTCTATAAATAACATTTGAGCAGCATCTGAATTCATAAATGCAGAAGCACATAAATTTCTGCCCTGTGTAACTAAAGAAGATTTCATAAGTTGAAATGTAATTTTTGTTTTATTTAAAATACATTCTTTTTGTAAATCTAAACAAGCTTTCATATAATGTATTGAAACTTCAGAATGCACAGGAGTGCATACCATTAAATGATTTTTATTTATTTCGTTGGACATGAATTACTCCTTTTAAAAAACCTTCCCAATTTCTACCAATGTTTCGCCAATTATAAAATCTCTTATAATATTCTTGTTGAAATCTAAATACATTAGTTAAATCATTTTGTAAAATTTTTTTTGCTTCTATACAACACTCTGCTACTTGTTGTGCTAATTTTGCTTTGTTTTTTGTAAAGGGTATATAAATAGGAAACTCTGCACAAGTTTCAAACAATGCACCAAGATCTGTGGTTATGAGTAATTGACCTGAAGCTAATGATTCCATTGCTGATATGCAAAATGTTTCTTCCCAAATACTAGGGAAACAATTCACATCATATTCTTTAAGTTTACTCATTAAAGTTTTGTGATCACAGTAACCCATGTAATTTACATTTGGTAAATCTTTTGCCTTTTGATAAAGTTCTTCATATTGACTATCATTATGATCCTTAAATTGTTTACCATAAATAATTGTGCTTGAGTAAACATCTAAAGTAATATCTGGATCTCTATCAACCAAAGATTCCATAGCTGTTAAAGCTACTTCTAAACCTCGCCATGGCGTAGAGATGTAACACATTTTTAATTTTTTCTTGGGAGTAAAATCTGTTTTCAATTGTAATTCGTCATAATCTATTCCGTTTTTTATAACGGTGCATTTTTCTTCTGGAATTTTAAAAAACATACGATATTTTTCATAACTCCAATGACTATTAAAAACATACCAATCATATTTAGAATGGTTTTCTTTATTTTGAAACCAAGGAGCTAGATTAGGTTGATCATAAGAATTTTTCAACCAAAGTATATTCGCTTTGATTGGATCTAAAGGTTCTTTTTCTGGTACAGATGTAGTTATTTGAACAGAATCAAGCATACCTTGATTCACATATTTTTTTAGATAAGCTAATTGTAATTCAGTTCCACCTGCAGGTTGCATTATGATTTGGTTTTACCAAATACTTCAAGAGATGCAACTGTTATTTTTTGGTTAATTTGTAGATCATCAGAAGTAGTATCATTACTGGGATCAGCAACATCAGAATCAAAATGAGCTTTGCTATCATATTTTTTGCCAGTTCTTTTGTTTAAAACTTCTTCCTCAGCTTTAGCTGGTACTACTGGTACTTCTTCTCCATTAATTATGACTGTCTTTTGTGTCATTATCTACCTTGTCTGTTATATTTCTTTATACTACGTTTTTCACTTTTATTCAATCTCTTCTTATGACGTCTCGGTCGTTTACGAGGTTTTGGTCTTGGGACAAAATTTACAAATTTACGCTTAGCCATTTTCCTGTGATCTATCTATTAATGCGTAAGATATAGCACCTTGAATCTTACCACTTCCTGTAGCAGCTTGCACTGTTATGGAATCACCTGCCTCTAGATTTAAAGTTTGTGGTGTAGCGTTTACTTGTGATTTAGCGGCTACATCATCTCTAAAAAATTCGTATTCAGTGCTTGAGTCAGATGAATCAACCATATTCATGTTTACTAAAATCGCTGAGGAAGCATCATTGTTTGCACAGTAAACGCTTTTAATTATTATTGTTGCGTTTGAAGGGCATGTTAGTGCTGTTGTTTTTGTTGTACCAGTTTGTTTATAGCCCTGATTTTTATATTGTATAGTCATGATAAAAAATAATTAAAAGTTTCGTTATCGTTTTTTTGATCTTGTTGGTATGAAGTATTTAATTGATTTTGTAAAGTTTCTAAAGCTAAATTAATTTGTCTAAAAGAATCAGTATTAAATTCTTTTGGTGGCTCTGGTAAAAATACTTGTACTTTAGCCATTATCTTCTACCATCAGGTTGTATATCAAATCTGAATTGACCAAATCTCCAACTTTCATTTGTGCTATCATTTTCTATTTTTACAGCAGCTAATCTAGCTCTTGCTCTTGTGTCTACTTTATCTGTAGTTGAGTTAATTGTAAATGGCCCCAAAGGAGAACCTTGTTGGACATTTGCAGGATAGTCTCTTAACTCTAAAGTTATTTTTGCATTTCCATTTATATACTTAAAGTCAGGTATGAATCTTCTAACCTTTATAAAGAATTCTCCATCCCCTTGGGCGTCTAAATCAAAATCTCCTGATTTAATAAATGCGTTTATAGCATTAGTTGTACCATTTGCTAAAACTTCATTAGTCCCTACTTCGTGATTAAATACTCTTGAAGCTCCATTAGATACTCCTTGAACTGTTGGAGTTGTAGGAGCAAGAGTGTTTGTAAATTCTGTTGCTATAGGATCTTCAAATACATGTATGTCCTCATATGTCGTTCTTGCTAAAGAGGCTGTTGTCCAAGTTTGTTCAGCATAATTATAAGTGACCGATCGATCAATAAAATTTGAATTACTAGTTGCATAAAACCAAGTAATTTCAGAGTATAGACCATTGTGACCAGCACTAGTAAGTTCTGAACCATTTATAACATTAAATCCTGGTGCATTATCATTTGTTTGAAAAACAAAATCTTCCACTAAACAAGGTAAAGCTTTTACGGTACCATCAAATACAAAAAATCCACCTGAGTCTGACATCCAATATACAGCACCATTTGCATAAACAATTGATTTTTGTCCCATACACCCACAATTAGATCCAACTTGTCTTATACTAAAAGTAAAAGGTGGCCCTACAAATTGCATCAAATATGCAGAAGTATCTGTAAGAATTAAAACATAATCTTTAGCTTTAGCTGCACCAACAATTTTTGTACCGCTATCAATTCTAAATGAACCTGCAGTATTTGTAGAAGTTGCTGTGTAATCAGTCAAAGTTTCTTGATCAGAAAATCTTATAAACATTTTATCTTGTGAGGTTGAGGAACCGATTGTCGTTTCAGTGCCTAATATAATTAAATGTCTATCTCTGTCAGAGACTAAACTCATAACAGATTTTGTAGGTGCTCCTGATACTAATGTGGCTCTTGTTGCAACTCCTGTGTTTGGATTCCAAGAAAAAGTTGATCCGTTTTTAATAGTTGCAATTAATAATTCACCATAATTATCTAATGACCATGCTCCAGGATCTAACACTGCAGCTGAAGTCGTTCTAGGTGTACCCCAAGTTGAGCCTCCCCATAAAGCTGTACCCCAACCAAAACCAAAAGCCTGTTGTAATGGCCCTACTTGATAGTATGCTTTTAAATCAAGTGTTCCGTTGTTTGTGGTACCCGAACCTGATTCATTAGCAGACATTTTAATTGTAAAAGTAGTAGTCGTTGGTGCTAACTGTACTTCAAATAAAATGTTATCAAAGTCTGCTGCAACATATCCTGTTTGTGAAGCATTAAATGAACCTGCATTTTCAAATGTTACGATGTCACCTGGTTCGAGGTTGTGGATTCCTGAACATGTTATTGTTACAATATCAGATCCATTAGTCGTAGTAATGTTACAGCCTGATTGTGCTAGGGATGCATTAAAAGGTGTAATATCGTAAAAGTCGTCTCCATCATAAATATATAAAATTTTATTTGTTCCTATTGCTATATATCTTCTACCATCTAAATCAGCCCAACTATGTGAAGCTCTTGCAGCACCTATTAATTGTTTGTCCATAATTTCAGACCAACCACCTATTTTTTCAGGCATTGCGTATCTAAATCTAACGAAATCACCATCTACCCATTGGTTTTCAGCTCCTGAAGCAGATGCTTGTTTATTAAATCCTGGTGCAAATTGTACTTTTGTTAATGGCATAAAAATATTATACACCAATGACTCGAAGTAATAAAGATTAGAGATTGTGACTATTATTCAGCGATAGCAACCCATTGTAGGTTAGTTGCATCCCACTCATAAGTATTTCTATTAACAGAAGAACTTTCATCCATAGCTTTCCAACCCTTAGTGTTATCAGCCTCATAAGCATTTTCATCCCAATGCATTAAGTATCTTAATGTTTCAGGCTCACCCTCTTGTCCTGCGTTTGGATTTGGGTAGGTTTCTACTGTAGGTGTTGCTATAGGAGCTGTCCATTCATCTTGATTATTTAAATGCCAAGATGCAAAAGGTTGTGCACCAATAAATCTGTCTGCGGTTTCTAAATATACACAGCCTCTCCCAGCAAATATATTTCTAAAATTATTATTGTAAGATGTTTGTTTCCAATTATTTTCGTTTTCTGGATACATATGCTTAAACATATTTTTTACATAAGCTTCACCATCTTCATGCATGTCATTATCACCTAAAGGACCGCTAGCAGTTTGTATATCGTTACTTGCTACAATTACTTCCTGTACTGTCCACTCAAGCTCATTTGTAAATGGGTTAGCTTGTTGTTTGATTCTTGCGAAATGTGCCATAAATTCTCCTAAATAATTTGATTATACCTTTTTTAAGGTCTTGTGTAAATGCTCTAATCTATACGTTATTTTTTCTAAAATAATCAGGCAAACCTAGCATGGGTCTACCGTCAAATTTATTGGTATTTTTACCTTTCTTTTCATTATAATGTAGGAAGACTTGAGCACAATCATTACCCTTAAATTCATTTCTCCAATGTTCTAATTCACATCCTGAGTATAATAAAATATCACCTGGTTTCAAATCAAATTTAATACCTTTATTTCCAAGTGGTCTATATCCAATCTCAGTATTGATGCCTTTACCTTTTGAGTCCACATAGATAGGCCAAGGATCTCCCCCTAAATTTAAAGTTGCAGAAACTTTACATTCATTTCTGTCTACATGTCTCCTTAATACATCTCCCTTTTTATAAAGCCTTGCATAAGAATATGTTGAAACTAATTTTAATTTAGTAGCTTTTTCTATTTGAGGTTTTAAGTCTTGTAGTAGAGTTTCAAAAGCAATATCAGAGTATATCGAGTATGTGCCTGGTGCTTGTGGATCATCCCAATATCCATGCATATTTTCACTTTGGTTAATATACTTTTCATTCATTAAAGTATAAGTAACAAATCTTTTATTTACAAAATAATCAAAAAGAAATTTACACAATTTTTTATCAAGAACATTTTTTACAACCATATATTTATTTTTTTTAAATGACATCAATCCTCCAGTTCTTTATTAAAAAAATTCAAATTTATTACTATTCTTTTTTTTGTATCTGTTGAAGTTACACTACAATGAGGTAATCTTCCATCAAATAACACTAATCTGTTTGCCTCACAATATACACTTTTTTTATCTTTTTGAAAGATGGTTCTGCCATTATTGCAATTAACATAGTAAATAGCTGTCCACCACTTATATTTCCAATCATAATCTGTATGGTAATTATGAACCACTGGTCTATCTGTTTTTAAAAGTAAATTAGCTTTTATTCTAGCTATGGCAGTTACTTCAAGTTTACGCAGCAAAGGTTCTACGAGAGGAAAAAAATCTGAATTTATTACTTTATCATAAAAGCCATGTATAAATTGAAAAAAATCCCTATTATCATTTTTATCATTAACATAATCATTATAATACCATGGAAAATTATCTCCACTCATTGTATAAAAAATTTTTTCAAAATCTTCTTTTTTTAAAAAATTATCAAAAACTTTTAAATTACTCATAATTAAAATCCATTACTATAGAATACCTTGGGTTTTTATTAGCTAATATTTTAGGCATATTAGTTATACTATGTGTTATTTTACCATTGAATATAAGTAAAGAGTTTTCTTTAGCTTCGATTATAATATCATTACTTAGTTTAGTTCCATATTCAGGATATTTATTTTTTAATATATATACACAAGTAAGATCGTTAGGGTGATTATGAAATTTAAAATTATTATTTGATAATGATTTGTTGACCCATGATTCAACTAATTTTATTTTTTTATTGCTTTCCCAACATTGAGTCATTTTAATACATAAAAAGACTTTATCATATAATTTTTTCCAATGAATTTTTGAAATATTTCTAGGAACTAAATTACTATGTGTTTGATATAGAGGTACATTTTTACACAAATTAATTTTTAATTCATGGTCACAATCTTTTTTAATTTTAATGATGTCAGATTTATTCAGAATATTATGCTCTCTTATAAACAAATCATTATCTATATTTATTATCATATTATGAATAGTTAAAAGAAACTACAGTCCTATCTTTACTTTTATTTAATGTACCATTTGCTCCATGCTGCAACCAAGCTGGAAACAATATTAAAGTTTTTGGTTTGGGATTAAAATAAATCCATTCATAATTATACATATTGCGCTTTTTCATTGATGTAAAATAAATCATCGGATTAGGATTATGAAAAAATAATTTACTACTTTTTGAATCAGCCCTTATAAATAAGGCTCCAGAAATAATTGCTCCTGGATGTGTGTGCTTATCTAAAATACTATCTTTCTTTTGTATGTTAAACCATGAATTGGTTAATTCGTGATCAGTTTGAAAACCACAAACATCTGTGTATTCTGCAACAACATTTGATATTTTAGGTTTAATAAATGGTATAGAATCTAAAAAACGACTGTCATCTTGATGTGTAGATTTTGCATTGTCACCAAAAGTTTCGTGTTTTTGTAATAAGTTTTTATTTTTATTTATTACATTCTTTATTTTTTTTAATTCATCATCTGTAATGAAGTTTTCTATTTCTGTTATCAATGTTGGAAAAACAGAATAATTCATATTATTTAAAAGGTTTACCACAAACCCAAGCAACTAAAGAGTATCTTGTACCAGTTGTAACAGGTAAAACTCTATGCCATGTATGAGAAGGAAATACTAAAATACTTCCTTTGGGTTTTATTTCTTTAGGTTTAAAAAATTTTGTTTTTTTAATATCGTTATAAGTTCTAAAATCAAATTCAAAATCGCCACCTTTAAATTCTTTTGGATCTGTTAAGGAAACTGTAACAGAAAGTTTTCTTATCTTTCCATGTTTTTTAATATCATGTGGACAATCATAAGGGATTTCACTGGAGTCACAATGCCAACCATAGTGTTGATTTTTATTATAAATAGTAAATTGCATATTTTCAGTATAGTCAATATCAAAATTCCAACCTGCCATTTCGTTAGCTGTTTTTACATAATGAAAAATTAATTTAAACAACCAATGCTCGTCCAAAAAAACTACATTTGAATCTCTTAATTTTTTTAATCTGTAACCTTTTATTTTAGGGTTAAATATAGTTCCCTTTTTTTTATCTTTTGATAATCCTAGTTTTATAATATCGTCACAAATTTTTGGTGACAGTTCTTTTTGCCAATAATAATATTTATTTTTTAAATTCATTTTTTATCATGTATATCATTATTAAAAATAATTCCATCTTGATTCCAAAATACAGGCCAAGTCCAACTTGTCATTGAGTATTTAACACCTTTTGTTACAGGTGTTACAAGATGAGGATGTGTAACTTGACTAGGCCATATTAATGCATGGCCTACTGGTATTTTTTTATTATTAAAATTTTGTCTAGGTAATTTTAAAATACCTCCCTCAAAAGTATCGTTTAATTTTACTACCATTGTAATATGACTTACATCATTATGCATTGTAAGTTCTTCCTTTTTGTTTCCATCGTACCTTACAATAAATGGATCAAACCAACCTACTATTTGAGTTCCTAACCATTCTTTTTTAATCATTGGTAAAATAGTGCGTGCATAATGAAGTGTAAAATCTTCAAAAAACTTTTGACCTGCAAAATATCTAAACTTTAATATGTTAAAATATAAAGTAGAATCTTTACTTCTTTTTGCATTTCCTTGATGCCAATAATCAAATTTATTTTTAAATCTATCTCCAATCTTACAAAGTTCTTTACAAAAAGACTCATTAAATAATGGTGTAATTAAGATATCTTTATAATTTTTATATTCAATACCAGCGTTTTTATGAGTTCCTTTTATGTAATCTAGCATTATTTTATAAATTTTTTTGGTCTAAGTTTATTTCCTAATTTCATTATTCTCCAAGCCATATTAACTAAATAACTTTGTGGTCTACACCTATTGTGTGCTTTATTTAATTCGTCATTCCATTCTAATCTTTGTAATTCAAAATCATCATTAAGTTTATTACTTATAAATTTAATATAATACAAAGGTTGACCTTCTTTTATTTTTATAGGTTTTGTGTCATCTAATATTTCAAAACTAAAATCTACAGGTCTATGCCAATTATAAATATCAAAAGTCCCACTTATTAATCTAGTGTTTTTAACTTCTCCATGTAAAAAAGGAGGATAAATTTCTATCCAAACTGGTTTGTCTGCAAAAAACATATAAGAAATTAACAGACTACATAATGCTTTATCAGCTGGAGTGTAATCACCAAATCTAGGCAAAACCATATGTTCAACAAAAAGTTGTTTTTGACTTACCCAAATTCTTCTTTGATCTCTAAAATATTTTATTTCTAAATCAAATGGTGATCTAACTACAAATAAATTTTTTAAGAAAGCAGCATTAGCAGGACATTTAATGAAAGAAGATTTTGTGTTTTTATAAAACCCAGATAATTTCTTTGGTTCTTCTATTACTAAATCTAAAAAATCTAATAAATGATATGGATCTGAATAACTTTTTTTAAATGGTACCCATCCTATTTTTGTCATTACCAATCCCTTTTTCTTTTAAAATTAAAAGCCACTGCATATTTCGGGTAATTGCTTGATATTCTTTTTGTTTTGTGTAGCAAGGAACTACTAAATAAAATAATTTTATTTTTTATTATTTCTGTTTTATAGTTTAATTCAGGAAACTCTAAAAAACAATTTTTTAAAGTGTTAAGGTAAAGCACACCTGACATAGAACAGGCTGCGTGATCATGCTCTTTTGTAAAAGCATTTTTATTCATTTTTATCCCCCAAGATTCAGCTAAAAAAGAAGATGGTAATTTAAAATCTAAATCAAACACATCTAAACATTTTGATAGAATATCATTTAAATGTTCATTTTTATTAAAATATGTCCAAGAAGTCATCTTTCCATGAACATTTGTTCTATAGTTCATGTTATTATCTAAATTAATTCCTGCATCAATACCTTTTATAAAATGTTTAGTGTTAACATTTTTCAAGATAGATTCATAATAAAATATATGTTTTTGTATTTTCTTCTCAAAGCATATACTTGGTTTGACTACAATGTCTTTCATAACCACTTAAGGTTATATAATAAATCTTTGGAAAATCAAATTATTATTCGATGGTTAAAGTACCAGTAGATAAAAAAGTAATTATTGCACTTCCATCTTGAGAAGTTGTTATTGAACCCTCAGGACTTACTGTAACAAGTGGTACTAAATCAGTAGGACATCTTAAATGAACTCTTCCAGAACCACCGTTGTGTCTTGTAACTCCTTGGACAGGGCCTCCGCCTCCGCCACCTCCTCCGGTATTTGCCGAAGCTGCGGATCCCGATGGTGCTCCACCGCCTGATCCTCCAGACGATCCTCCGCCTGAATTTCCATATCCTCCACCACCTCCACCTGAGAATGTTTGTGCACTTGGTGAAATAAATGTAGTTGAAGTTCCAGGACCTCCAGGACCTCCTGTGTTAGCGTAGTTACCTAAAGATCCAGAGTTTCCTCCGCCTCCGCCACCTCCAGCTCCGTAAGAAGGTGCATCTAGGTTGGCAGGTGTTGTACCACCATTTGCTCCTTCAGGGGGACTGTAGCCTCCAGCATTTCCTGATCCTCCAGCTCCAGGGTTAGGTGTGTAAGCTCCAGGGCCTCCGCCACCTCCAGCTCCTCCTGGTCTTCCGAGAGTTTTATCAGATGGACCACCTTGTGCTCCGCCACCTCCACCTCCTGTGGAAGCAACTGCAAATGATGAACCTGTAAATACTGACGAATCATTTCCATCAGCAGCGTCTCCTGGAGGGCCTGCAGATCCTGAGCCTCCTGCTCCAACTGTAATTGTGTAAGTTCCTGTTTCGACTTCTTGTTGACCTTGGGGGATTGAGAATTCTCTCATTCCTCCGCCGCCACCGCCACCGCCGTAGTTAGCTCCACCAGTTCCTCCGCCAGCAATAATTAAATAACCAAAAGGAATTAAATTTTTACCTCCTACTCTTTGGCCAAAACCTTGAGCAGCAGCTGATCCGAAGCTTCCTATAAGTGGCATATTTTAAAATCCTCCTATTATGCGTATTGTGTTAAAGCCGCTAAAACTGTAAAAGTTGCATTAGCAGTTTTTATAACAGTGTATGTATAAACATCAAGAGAATTAGTGTTTCCAGCTGTTGGTGCAGATCCACCTTGATATTCAGGTGTTACTGATGAACCATCAATTTGTACAGCATTGTTGTAATATGCAGTTCCGCCTTGTTTAACAATATGTGCTATAGTTATTGATTCACCAACGTCCATAATATTGTTTAGCGAATTTGAACCATCTCCTCTAATGTTTAGAGTCCAGTTACCTGAAGCGTTTGTAGTAAAATTCCATACCGCTTGTGTAATAACATCATAATTAATTGTCCCTGTAGCAGCCGTTGCTTCAGTTGTAACTTTTTCAGCAGTTTGTTGAATTTTTGCAGCACCTAAAGATACTCTTCCTAATCCTTTTCCTGCAAAACTTAAATCAACATTTGTATCACCACCTGTAGCAGTAATGCTAGGTGCATTTCCTGTTGCTGCATTTGTTACATCAATTTGGTTAACTGCAGAACCTGTTGTTTGAAAAATAATTTGTTCGTTTCCGTTCTCATCTCTAATTCCATGGGCATCATCAATGTCAATGTTGTGAGAATTAGTATCAAGATTTCCACCAAGCTGTGGTGTAGTGTCTTCTACAACATCTTTTAAGAAAAAGACATCAACTGCGTTAGTGCCATCAACATAGATTACATGAGTTTTTCCAGCAACTAAAGTTACACCTGTACCACTTACTGTTTTAAAAGTTAATGTGTTTCCAGATCTAGTTGTGCTGTCTTGAACTATGTAAGTTTTTTCAATTCCATTTGGAACTAAAACTTGTCTTGTTCCTGCTAAAGTTCCTGTTAATTTAAGTACAGCATTTCTTGCATTTGATAGCGTTCCATTGGTCATTGCTAAAGTAACATCAGATGATGCACAATCAATAGATTCGAAACCTGCTACTGCTTGTTGTACTAAGTTTAAATTTGTATTTGTTTTATCACCCCATGTACCAGCGTTTTCCCCTGTTACCATTAGTTCTAATTTTAAATCTGTAGAATAACTTGATGCCATAATTTTAATCCTTTATTAAATACCTAATTTTATTTCTATTACACTTCCTTGTCAACTATGCTACTAATTTCCAAGTTGGTGCTACTCCTGGGTCTACTAAAGCCCATGCATTTAATCCTATTATACCTGTTGATGTCGTACTTGTCACTCCTGTTGGCAATGCAATATCACTTATACCAGCCAAGAAATCACCTATTATAATAGGACCTAATTGAATACCTGTAGGACTAGCTATTGTGACTGCCTCAGAACCTTCATTTCCTAAAAGTAAACTTACTTGTTGTCCAGAAAGTGTTAAATTAGAATCAGCTGTAACTGATATTGTACCTGTTGTTGAATTAATCGTATTTCCTGTAAGAGCCACATCTGGTGCAGGATCGACAGTACCTTGAGACATTGACATGCCCATGTTAATTGTTGCTGAACCCCAAGATTGTTCACCCCAACCAATAACAGCTCCCCATCCTGGATTACTTGATGCGTTTAACTCAACAGTTACGGAATTATCTATGTCTTCATTACCTATACTTGTAGTAGCTGTTACAGCAGTAACATCAACAAATGCCCAAATACCCTCTGCTCCCCAAACTTCATCACCCCAAGCATCTCTTCCCCAACCTTGTTCGTTTTGCCCAATAGCTGTGCCAAGACTTGCAGATAACTGTTGTCCTGTAGGAAAAACACTAGTCCGATCAGCTACAGTTCCTGTAGTGACATTTAATGCATTTAAAGGGTTATTTATTAGAAATATCTCTGTAGCTGTTTGTACACTTATAGTTCCTGTGGTTGAAGCTAACTGTTCTCCTGTCTCTGCAACTTGTTGTCCAATTCTTGCTATAGGAGTAAAAGCTCCTCCCCATTTTACAAAAGAATCACCCCAAGTATTTTGTCCCCAAGTATTTTCTTCACCAAAACCAACTGTTAAATCTAATCCTGTAAGAGTAACATCTATTGCGGATTCACCCCAATTTTCAAAACCCCATGTATCTGATCCCCAACCTTGCTCAGGAAAAGCAGCAACTGAGTTTACACTCAATGTAGCAGAAGCACCTGATGGAAAAACAAAGGCTTCATCTTGGTTACCCCAAGAATTTATATTCCATGCATTTGCTCCCCATGTAGTTTGTGTAATATCAAAAATACCGCCCATTCCAATTCCATGGACATAACATAAATAATAAAAATCTGTTTCTGATGAGGGAGTTACTTCTACATATCGAGTTGTAGCTGCATTGAATGTAGTGGTATTGGTGTATTGTGAATAAGTAACAGCTCCATCTAAATAATAAGTTACATTAGAGGTTAGATATTGATCTCGACTGGTTGTAGTAGAAAATATTAATGGGTGAAAATTATTTGAGGCATCACTTTGATTAAATCTTAAAGTACCACCTCTTACCCAACTTACGGTTCCAGGACCTGTAGAGTTTCTAACACCATCTAAATAAAAGACATTGCCAGTGCCTCCACCATAAAGGCTTCCCGACGCTACGGTAACTGTATAAGTTAATTCTGCCATAGCATCGGGCTCCTAAATTATGCGATTCTTAATATAGCGGCACTCGATGTAAAGTTTGGAAATTGTATTGTAAAAGTTCCAGAAGTTGCAGTTTTATCTGCACCAAAATCTAAAACACAAACTGCTTTGTTAGCTTCAGTTGAGTTATAGATTAAA